ACATAAAACGAGACCACCCCAGCATCATAGACCGCAATGAGTTGATAGACAGTACTGGCCGCGATGGAGTCTACCGTAGAACTCACGGAGATATGCGTATTGTCTTGTGAGGCAAACCCGACCCATCCTCCATCACCGGCCACCGTAGAATAACGAAATCCAATGGAGGCAATGTTTGGCGTGTCAGTAATTTGAATCGCGGCAGAATTTGCGGCCAAGCACCACACGCGCAGATTGGTTATGACTGATCCGGTTTTGATATTCCAGACCCACGTTTGTTTGTAGGTACGCAGTCGAAATGCCGTGGTGGAGGTAACCCCACTGGTATTATTGGCGACGCCGGTTGTCGTACAGACAGCATAGCAAGCATCTGTCTGATCATTCACTACAGGAGTAGTACCAGCCGCTGCTGGGGTGCCCATCGCCGCCGCAGTATAGGTAACCGGACTGGCTTCAAACGCCATGCCCCAGCCCATGCGCTGAGTGGCTTGAATGGTAGAGGCTGGTGAGTTGCCTGGTGTGGACCAGGTACCATCGCCAGTCCAATAGGTCGATGCAGATGCGCCGCTGCCACTGTTTAAGTTCGTGACAGGCAGATTCCCAGTCACCCCATTGGCCAGGTTGACTTGATCCCATGCTGGGTTATTGCTCGTGCCTGTATTCGCAAGATAGCGTGTGGACGATGTGTTTTTCGCTAACCTAGCCAATGATGCTGCCGCATCAGCATATAACACATCACCCTGTGCATTGGTGGTCAGTCCAGTACCCCCATGCGCGACGGTAACCGGATCAGGCAGTCCTGACGAATATTTCACATTCCCGTTGGCGTCAAGCACAGTCAACACGTCAGTTAGGCTCCCAGGTAAAATAGCGACTTGAAGTATACGGTTTTAGCGTTCCCGTCGGCTGTCGCTACACCAAACAAAAAACTTGACAAGGTTGTGGTCGTGCTGGGTAACGTGCTGCTTAAGGTTTGTGGGGCACTTCCATTCACAGAAAATGAGACCACCCCTGCGACATAGGTCATGACCAGTTGATAGACGGTGCTTGGGGCAATGGATGCAATCAGCCCTGTAGTGCTATATGCCGTACCAGTATTGTCAGCGGCCATGCCGATCCATCCCGGATCAGCCGCATTGGTCGAATAGCGAAACCCAATAAGACCAGTACTGGCAGGAATGTCCGCAGTAGGAATAATAGCCGCATTCGCCGCCAACGCCCACACACGCAGTAAGGACAATGACGATCCGGTTTTAATGTTCCAGACCCATGTCTGCGCGTACGTACGCAGCCGACAGCCAAATCCTGATGTGGTATTCACGCCGCTTGTCGTGTTGATGGATGCGTTCGTTGTACAGACAGCATAACAGGTGTCTGTCTGATCATTCACCACTGGACTGACCGTGCCAATTCCACCGACTGAGCGCATACCAGCCTGTCCATATGTTGGGGGATCGCTATCAAACGCCATACTCCAGCCCACGCGCTGCACAGCTGGTATGGTCGATCCCACAGTCGATCCGGGAATAGACCACGCGCCGCTCCCATCCCAATAGGTATTCGCGGTCGCGCCAGCCCCAGAGGCAAAGTTGGCAACCGAAAGATTTCCTGTTACCCCATCCGCCGCATTGACTTGATTCCAGGCCGGATTGTTATTGGTACCCGTATTGGCCAGGTAGCGCGTGGCTGTCGGGTTTTTCGCTAACTGGGCATACGAACTGGCGGCATCCGCATACAAGAGATCTCCCTGGACATTGGTTGACAGTCCGGTCCCGCCATGAATGACCGTTAACGGATCAGCAAATGGGACGGGAGTCTGTTTGCGTGCGCCAGCTGCATCATAGACACATAGCATGATCAGGATTCCGGGTCATCCACAAGATTATCCCCCACAGCCAGCGTGATCTTGTAGAGTTCTCGCGCAGTACCATTATCATTGAGCTGAACTGTGACAGTAGCGGCAGCGGTATCTTTGTTCCACACTGTGATGCGTTTAACATGCCTCGTATGGCTGGCCGCAGGCGCAGCAACCATAGTAACTGCTGTAGTATTATTAGTAGCCCCATCATTCCCAGCAATATCACTAACAGATTGATCTGAATCTAAGTAATCTACGTAAGCAACTGTCCAGGGCAGCTGATTAGTAGTGATAGCTCCAGCAAGCTTTATCTCTAATGATTTTGTTGTTGCATCCAGAATGATCATTGTATTATGCTTGTAGAAATACCCTAGTAAGAACCTGTGCCTGGGAAATACCTACTGGGACTGCCCAGGTAGCATCTCCACGCCAGAACGTACTTGATGAGGCACTTGCTCCACCATTCAGGTTCGTCACAGGAAGGTTTCCACTTACATCTGTCGTTAGGCTTACTGCTGAAAAAGTTGGTGCTCCAGCCGCGTTACCATGCAATACTGTTGTTGCAGTTCCTAGAGATCCTAATGCTTTAATATCAGCTGATCCATTACCAATAATTAGTTGATTGGCAGTTAAATTACCAGTTGTATGGGTAACACTACCAGCACCAGTAGCAGATGCAACACTAGCAAGATCTTTATACAGCTGCTCAAACATGAAGTCAGCTGTAGTAAATAGCTCTGGCAGTTTAGACTTTAAATCCTCTAGAGATCTTAGGGATCCAAAGTCAAGAAAGTATGGTTTAGCTCTGGGGGTAAATGACATGACTAATTAGTACAGTGCTTCACCACCGCCCAGTGCACCACCCAAGCCACTTAAAACTAACTTCAGCACATCAAATTGTCTAGCACGCTCCTCAGCAGCTAGTCTTGCTTGAGCTTCAGCCAGCTGAATATCCTGACCACGCTGTGTAATACCACCAGTATAACCAAGCTCAGCAAACTTAGCTTTCTGTGCTGCTTCTTCAATAGCTTGCTGACGAGAAACATCACCCACTTGGCCCATACCAGTCTGGACGATATCCCGAGTAGCCTGAGCTTGTGCTCCACCACCGAGCATGCCTTGAGCCCCCAGCTCACCCTGAAGGGATTGAAGTCCAGCACGAGCTAGTTGGCCTGCTTTATCCTTAGCTCTAGCAAAGGTAGCAGCATTAGCTGAAGTCATGTCTGGGGGTTGGATAGGTGAAACATAACCACCACCACCAGTACCTCCAGCTCCGCCGCTGCCAAGGAAGCCCCCACCGATACCACCTAGTCCACCCCCGCCCAACAACCCACCAAGGGCCGCTGTTAAATATTGGCTCACACGCTGCCCAGCCGCTGTAGGCGTCCGAACATATTTCATCTTGTCTGGATCGTATTCATATCCTGGCAGAGCTTCTCCATGATGCATAACATTACTCCTTATCGTCGTCCTACCACACGTACGGGATTAATCTCATACCCATACAGCGTGACATCCTGATTAATGGTATTATTCTCAAATAGTAATGATGCTTGCTTTCCTACACCAATTCTACCTAAACGCTGCCGGCCATTGGCCATATTATAGCTGAATGGAGTGCCTACTGTAGCATTATCGATCCCGCCTACTGATGGTGTAACTATCACGGTACTAACTGCAGCCTTTCCATTCACACTAACCTCACCAAAATACTTCTCATAATCGGGCTCGTTAATATCACTACGCACTGTGCTGGCACTGAATGCAATGGGCGCAATTCCCCAATCATTCTTGTCGTCCTGCTCCTGCGAAAGATAGCCTTCTTGAGTACCAATCATGAAGTATGACTGTTGATCAGTACCAGCAATCAATACTGCACTGGTAGGAGTAAAAGCATCGGTTTTATGTGGACCAAACCATGCCCCTGTGCTAAGATCATATTCAATCCACCTGTCTACCACACTACTTCCGACTGATGCCAGAAACAGTCTATAACGTAATCTTAATGGATCAAGCTGTGCAAAAGCCCTCCAAAACATGGCTTTATTGAAGTATAGATCTGATGTAAACCAGCTGCGCACCTTCCCATTAGTAATACTGTTAATACCAGTAGAATCCCAAGTGTAAACACCATCTCTCCATAGGAAGTATGCAATATCATTATAGACAACCACGGATTCCTGTGATACACAGCCTAGTTGTTCTCCTCCACTGACAACAACCGGAGCAAAGTTAGATAGCTGAGATCCAGTTATCTGGAGAAACATATCTCGGCGTGTTACACCAAGACTTTGCCGTCTAGGTATGAGGGCTGTAATACCTGCAGCATCAGCTCCCACATGTGGTATGGGTAAGGTATTCAGGGCTGACCAAGCATACATGGTTCCGGCTTCAGTAAACCTAAGATCATCTACATCATCTCGATCCACGCCCCAGAGCCTTCCAGCCCACTCTGCAACAAGAGTAAGATCGGGTACTGATCCTAGAGCTGGCCTCTCTATAATGCTTAATGATGCATCAGAGAAATCATTCTCCGTGGAGGTTAAAGTATTGCCATCTACGTCAACCCACTTAAAGTAAGTAGCACCCAGAGTTGCAGTCCTATACAGTCGGGTCGCATCTACTGACTGTGATGATACACCAAAAGCAGCATTGAGCTTTTTATTAGTAATGGCAACGGCTGTAGACATAGCTGGGCCGTAATCGGATTCAGCAATGACATTACCCAAGGAATCTCGCAGCAGATAGGTCTGCAGAGCAAGATATGTGCCAGTTAAGGTTCCACTAGCACCAGCTGAGAGTACAACCGGAGTTACTGGAGCAGCTGGTACCAGAAGCCTAGCAGTTCCTTCATCGTCAACTGAGAGGGGTTGTGTAGGAGTATTGACCACTACCACAAAGTGCTTAAACTTAGCGAACCTAGGTACTCTATTGGTTGCTAAAGTAATACCACTTGGGAGGGTTAAGGCAGATGATAATCCTCCAGTACTATTGACAGATTTTAAGCTTCCACCAACCTGTAGGAGAGTAAAAGCCATTACTGATCTAGACCAAAGAATATGTTAATAGGGTAGCTGGCGTTGGCAAACGCCCCAATATTAGCGGTTTGGTTAGTCCAGTTGGTTCCATCAGTAGTCACCATTGCATGATGATTGGGACCACTACCAACCCCCAATGATCCATATGCATACAGTACACCATCATCAACATATAACCAATAAGGTACCCGATCTGTAGTCCCTGAGTTAGTAAACACAGTTGAGAATGTAAAACTAGTGCTTTCATGGTCACCAGGATTATCGGCGGTTATCTTATAGATCTTAGCTGTCTGGGTATGATTGTAGTAGGAAGCATACAATGCATCCCCAAATATAGCCATTGATGGATAATAGTTATGATTCTGTGCAACGCCGCCTGATGCTAGTGAATGTGCGAACCAGGCATTGGCATCCCCCGGCCCAGCAGTCTGCCCACGGGAATATAGTCTTGCAAAGATAGGAGAAGCACTGTTCACACCAACCCCAAACCATAACCTACCGTTGAACTCTGGATTATTGTTTGGTGTAGCAGCTAATCCACAAGTCACATTAGCATATTCATTTGGTAATGTCTTATCAACAAGCCAATACTTTTGCCCTGTATCAAACATATTGATTGTAGCACCAGTATCTGTTTCATCGTTAAAAGAACACCACCAAGGACGGTTGATGAAGTAGCCTAGAGTAAAGGGAATGGATAGCATTGGGTAGATAGGTGGTGTTCCAGCCATCTGAACTAAAGCACCTGATTCTGGATAGAGCTTAAAGACTCTTCCGCAGAAACCAGATGTTGTCTGGCCTGACCATTTATCCTTTACACCTACATAAATAACTTTATCTGGGCCAAGAAACATGGTAACGATGCTGGATCGCTGCGTCCCACCGGATGTTCCATCACTCGATGCTAGCGTACTATAACCATTAGGGGTAGCAAGCTCTCTTGGGATAGTTGCTACTAATAGATCCTCAGCTCCATTAGTTTTTCTAATGGTAGGCTGTACCGTAGGTGTAACTTGATAATGAGCAGCAGCATAGTATAGCCAATTGCCATTATTGGTATTAACAACAGATGGAAAGCCAAGGGGCATACCAGTTTCACCTGTACCTGGGGGATAGTTATAAACTCCACCCGGTGGCCCAGGTGATGTCGCTGCAATAGCAGCATCTGCTAAGCCCTTACTAGTGATATACCAGCCCGTTCCACCAGAGTTGTTTTCAGTATTGTCGGTCCTACCTATGACTATAAGGCGCGCTCCACCAAAGAGACTACCACCACCAAATATACCAGAGCCTGGAGGAGGATAAGATGGGGAACCACCACCTGTACCACCTGTTCCTCCTGGACCGCCAGTTCCATCCCCACCACCCGTCCCACCACCTGTCGTTCCGCCACCACCACCAGCTGGAGCCCCACCAGTTCCTGCTACTGCCATTGGGATCCCACCAAGAATAGGACCACCAGCATTAAGCAGATTGAACTGCTTAAATCCCTGACGTTTAACTAGAGCACCACCATGTTCTAAGGTAGGATCGTGGACAGCATTCTGGCTTGATCGTAGTGCATCATCAGGCAGACTGGGTTCCAGAGGGTTTTTATCAATAACTACCCCAGAATGGCCCAACGAATAGACAGAGATTTTATCTGCCATATTCCTACTTAGCCACCAAGGAACATTTCAAAGGTACTGCCTGATGTATCTGATGTATACTTAAGATCAGTAAATCCAGTAGCGGCCGTTGCCGTCCAGTATGCAAATATGGCCCCAGGGGGCAACTTACAGATCGTCTGAGATGATCCACCAGTTACTGTTCCAACAACAGTCAGAACTGCACTAGAATGGGTATTCTTGATGTAGATCTGGTAGATGGTGGTAGTTGGAAGATCTAGTGTATGCTGATTAGTATCAGGAGCCTGGCGAATGTCAAACTCACCAGCGGTCCCAGAATATGAGATGGCTCCAACCAGCCGATTCTCTACATTAGTACCACTAGAGTCTTGCCGATTGATAATCAATGAGAGGTTATTTACAGATGCTGACATAGAATTGGATCATCCTTATAAGCCCATATGGGCCTGTGACTGTATTGGCAGTCTAGTTGGGAACTGTACCATAATCAACAAGCAGCTCATTGAGAACGGCAGCAATCTGCTTGGTATTATAAAATCTATCCTCAGGAGCTTGGAGTCTCCGCATAGCTTGAAGAGTGCGAGCTAGGAGAGTAAAAGAGGCTGAGGTAATCTCAGACGGGGTAGTAAAGGTAGGATCGGAGACTCTTTCCATAGCATCTAAGGCAGCATTGACCAGCTTATCAACAACAAGGGGATCACAGTCAGAGTCTTTAGCTTGCTGTAATGTAACCATATTACCAGTACTCCTGAAAGACTGCATCAACATAGTGAGGCTCCTGATACTCCCGCAAGCCTAGACTCTGTAGTAGTGCTTGTTTTTCTGTAGCATAAACAGCTAGCCAGCCAGAATCTGGGATGCGCTCATCAGTTTCTTTGGCTCTAGCAAAAGCTACAGTCCAAGCAATAAGCGCAGCATCTGCTTCTCCAGGAATGGGGATAAAATCAGTGCCAGCTGAAATAGCCGTTAAGGTAGGAACATAGCTTAAATTAATCAATACTCGACTAGTGACTTTTGGAGCACACCGAATGAGTGGTGGCTCTACTGGCCCACCTGCCCCAGATATGCTATAATAAATAGTATCATTAGCAGGATCTATAGCTCCTCTAGATCTAGCTAATTGAAAGTTTTTATGGTTATAGTCAAGGGGATCAAACTTTAAACCCACATTTGAGCTGGTGGTTGTAATATCCCTAGCTTCAATGAGATAGATCTTGTGGATATTTGTAGGTATACCTGTTAGGCGATCAGTATTAGTCTCAAAAGTTACATCAGTATCATTAATAACTAGGTAATGCTCCTGTTTAAGGTCTACAATACTACGCCACAGATCTTTCACACCATCATCTAGTATTCCAAGTAGCTCAGCTGATGACCAGAAATTAGCTACTGGCTCATTTAGGCGCTGACGGACTTTAGTTTCTATAGTAGAAGCTTGGGTAGGCATGATTAATTTGAGAAAGCTGCTAGGATCCCTAAAATGACCAGGATAATGAAGGTCACAATGATGAAAAGTAGCCCTGCATCAGTCATTTATAATTACAACAAAAGCACCACCACTACCAATAGGGAACTGATCAACTTCTAGGATAGCCCTAGCTGAGTCTCCAGTTACTAAGTAAACTCCTGGAGTGGCCTGCAGGATGACATCACTCAGCCTTAGATTGCCATCTACACCAGCTATGCCGTATGCTCCAGGATTTGCACTGAGTAATCTGGTTAATAGCTCAGATGCTGCGTTGCCGGAAACTAGGTAACTACCAGGATCTGCAGTTAAGCTCCTACCAGCTAGGGTATCCGCTGCAGAACCAGAGATAAGATATATTCCTGTATTGGCAGATAAAAACCGATCCGCAAATAAGCTAGCAATCATCCCAGAAATAGCGTAAGCACCAGGATCAGCATTTAAAGTGTAGCCAGCAGTGGCTTTTACTAGGCTAGCATCTAGACCTGTAGTGGTATAAACGCCTGGATCTAAAACTAAGTTATAACCACGATTAAGATCCCCATCTACCCCAGTAATAAGATAGGCATCTGGGCTTAAGGTCAGGATCCTAGCTACGAGGGCATCTGCAGCTATACCAGTAGTAGTATACGTACCTGGATTAGCTGCTAGTAACCTATCACTAAGGGTTCCGGTAGCAACACCAGTTGTGGCATAAGTTGTTGGTAATGCTGGGAAATCAAATGCCCCCTGAGGATCAATCAGAATCGGGGGCTGAGGATCATGGTACGTCCTGGTGGGTGCCCACTGCAGCTGGCATGCCCTAAATAGTCCTCGTCCTGTACGGTAAATACGTCCATTGGTCATCTGATTGTCGGAAAGGCTATCCAGCTACGGCTTCAAACTGACCATTGTAGGTTGTGGCTGTGGTACTGGGCTTTATGACTTCTAGAAATGCTAGGCAAGCGTCATCAAAAATTCTAGTCAGGTTAAAAGCAGTATTGATCCCATCAGCCACACAGACAATATTTGCAAGCGGGCAGGGCATCCAACAGATAGGATGACCAATCATAAACCAGATCACACCAGTGGCTACTAGAGCTGAGCACTGCATTTGTGTGAGGGCTTTTATGCCCACATCTCCGGCTTCTAGAGAACAGAACCAGGTATTGGTTGGCTGATCAAGGCGATCAACAATGGCACTACTAACCCCTGTGACCGATGGTAAGGTACTGGCTGCACCATTTTGATCTGTGTAGGTGCAGACAGTCCAGTTATGGGCAGTGGCAGCTAAAGCCGTTCCACCCACATGTATTGACAGAAAATTTCCCCCAATATAGTCAGCTGTGCCACCAGTCTGATTCTGATAGCGTGTTGGAACACCCGTCACCGCCTCAGTGCCAGTACTGTTCATGGTTTTGCTACAGCCAAACAGCAGATCATAAAGAAGCAAGGTATTGCCTGCCACACTAGCTATCGGATAGCCTACTGTAAAATGCTGGGTGTCAGGGCTGGTCGGGTTTGTAAACAGGAACCCACCTGTAGAAGAGTCAACATAAGCTGTACCTGCTGCTGCGCTGGCTGGGGCTGCCCCAGCAGGTGGCTGATTACCCAATCTCCATAGTGAGCTAGTGACATTCGCTACACCTGTAGGACCAGCCTTCTGAAACTGATATGTATAGCGTTTGCCAGCGTTTGTAGCTTCACTAATTAGGTCAGATAGGCTGGAAAATCCAGTATTAAGTGTCAGCATCTGGCGATGGGCTGTATTACGCCACATCCGCTTTACGCGCTGTTCGGCAAAATCTAAGGCCGAAGACATCTCGCCTGCACCAATACGGCCCTTAAACTCCCCACCCTTCATGGCCCAGACATTTCCAGGTATACCGCCAATGGCAATGGGCGGCCCATACCAATCCTTCATAGACAGTGAAAGATGTTCAACCACATCCGTACCCAGCCATCGCTCTAAACGACCGGAATGAGTAAACCGCTCAAAGATCACAAGCTCGCTCCCTTTAAGCCCAGCTTAATGGGATCAATAGAAAGTTCAAAATGCCGCAGCCCACAAATACGACACTTCCTGACGATGAGATCTGGTTTCTTGCTCAGTTGGAGTTCTAAGTTGTCCGAAACCGTACAACACATATTTGGCATAATGATCCCCTATGCTAGTGTAAATACATCACCAGGATTAGCAGCATTAAATTTCACGGTAAAAGTTTCACCAGCAAGGAGGGTTAAACCTGAGCCATAATCCCAGGAGGCAATTAATGGATCAGCTGGAGCCGAAGGTGTATCATTATAAAGAATCACATATCGAAACTGTGCCATGCCAGCACCACTCGAAGTCCAGACACACTGTGAACCCTGCATTGTAAAGGTGCCAGAAGATCTGGTACCTACATTAGCAATAGAGATTCCACCAGTAGCATAACCATTACCATTAGCAATCTCGGTAACCTGAGAACGTGTAGCTAAGGTCTGAGCCACATCACCAGCTGTATTCGAGAGCATGACTTTACAAGTATCAGCTGTAGATCCGGCCGTGCCAAGCAGGTCATGGACTTTCTGTGTTAGATCCTCGACGAATTGAAAGTACTTAACATAGGCAGCCATCTATTCAATCCTTATACAGTGACTTCGGTAACTCTAACCGCACCAGACCCTGAGGTTCGGATAGCAGTTACAATCCCAGTATAGCCATTAAGCGGCGTCTCATAGAAGCCATTAGCAGCAATTCTTACTGAGAACGCCGTAGAAGTAGCCGTAGCCGCGAAAGCTATATAGACCACATTACTACCATCATTAAACAGAAGCAATTGTCGGCGGTTAGCATTAGCAGCTGCTAGCGTAATACTAGTAGTAGCTACCGGTACTGATGTTAGAGTAGAACTAGCTGGATAAGAGGCCGTAATATTTACATCTAGTGGTGTATTAGCTACATTAACATCAAACGGAGTTGTAAGCTGATCACCATTAGCATCAACTAATGCAACATCGAGTGCATAGGTATTAGTAAGTGTTCGGACATTACCATTAAAAATAGCTGACATGGATTAAACCTCTATATAAAATGCATTCCAGATAGTATCAACATTACCACTTAAATTTAGAATCAATGGCTCGTCAACAGCGCCTTCTAAATACCGATTAGTTCCAAGTTCTTTGCTGATAACCCCGCCAGCCATGAGCTTACTGCGAAGAAAGAGTGGACCTGATACCCCAAATCTGAAAGCAATCTCTACAGCTAGGAATGGATTATATGAGAGATAAAACAGCCGTAGTTTTTTTCCTGAACTTGGTGTGATGCAGGTATTATTTCCAGTACCATTTACTGAACCGCTTGCTGCTGTAACCTTATAGAAATCTGTGTTAGACTTAACAAGTGCAAGGGTAGTTTGTGTTGCTGCATCTGGGATAGTAACTGTAAGATTATCAGTTGAAATGAGTGGCTGCTGACCGCGCTCCCAGCTCAGCGTTCCAACATTCCAATAGCGTGTGAGAACATTTTCCCACTGGGCCATACCTACACCCGCCGCTTTAGATCATACAGTAGCTCACGAAGTGCTGTACGGACATCATCAAGAACATGAGTTGTTGTGCGAGCCATACCTACACCCTTGGCTGCTACACGACTTAATAGCTCAGTTTCAAACTGATATTCTACTTCACGTCCAGGTTCCCAAGATACTACTGCTCCTGTAGTTTTATGGACGACTTGGATTAAGAATTCGGAGTCAACCATACTAACTCACTCTAATGGTGCCGGTATATCCTTCGATGTTAGTTTGGGACTCTTCTAGCAACTTATCACATAACACCCAGACATCCGGCTGGCTAGCTTTAAATAGCTTCATCGTCTGACCAGCACGCTCGTGAATTGGTTTTCCAGCATCATCGTAGGTGGTAATAATTGGCTGTACGAGAATGGTATCGATACGATCCATATGCTGCCTTTGCCTTTGCCTTACAGGCATCAGGCACCCTTAGGGGTGCCTCGGAGGCTGCAAGCCTAGCTGTAAGCCTAGCTGTAAGCCTATGCGAATCCAGTGAGAATGCCCTTACTAAAGGTCATGGTTTTCCCGACAAGTCCGGCTGTCGTGACCGATGCATCAAGGCCAGCCGCTCCGCTGACTTTGTAGGCAAGCGCATCAAGTGTCGCATAGGCAGATTGGGCGCGCGTTCGCAGGAGCAAGACGGCATCCGTGGTCGCATCCAACCCGATCCCAGTGGCTTGCGTATGGTCCATTATATTCAATTGACCATCAGCCGGAGAGCTGAGAATCGTTTTGCCAGACCATTGCAAGCCTCGATTCGCCCCAGGAATGACATCACCACCAGTGGTGATCCCACTGAGGAAGGAGCTGTTCGTGCCTGCACCCGAGAGCACTAACGCCTGAGACGGCGCTCCACCATCTACCGAGGTATACAGGACCAGCTGTCCGTCTGGGGCATTCGCGGACAGAGGCTCATTTTGCCACCATGCGTCAATGGTGCGACTCACGCCGTCATTGACATCCCAGGCTGTACCTCTATAGCGGATGCGAGGCGAATACTGGGCGGGCACCCCAACCGTTGCAGGTGTGCTGTTCTCGATCACCAGCCCATCAAGCGGAGTCGTAGCATAATTCACTGCGCCGCCAATCCTGAGGTTGTGAGACGATGAATCATAATAAAAATTCGAGTTATCCTGGGTATAGATCCCGTTCGCTCCCGCAAACACCACCGAGCCTTGCGTAAACTGGGTTTGTGTACCCGTTCCACCAAGTGTGACTGGTGTTGTTGGTAATGATCCAATAACATAGACCACACCAGTGGTCGTAGAATATGGAGTTGTTGCCATTATTTATCTCTATTGTGTAGTAATGAAGTTTATATCATCATGCAGCAACAACAGGATCAGGCTTGAAGTAGGCCAAAACTTCAACATGACCAGCATTTCCAGCAGTCATATCCATAGCCAGATTCTTCGCAGAAGTCAGTGCTTTTCCTTCTGGCCCGAAGTCAAAATCCCAACGAGTATCAGCTCCTGGGTTTGCAGTCACCTTGGCTACATATATTGGTGTAGATGCAGAGTCCTCAAAAGTAATGGCCTGTGCCGCACTCGTTTTGATAGTCACAATAATTCGTTGCACATAGATCGTGCGACCTGTTTTACCCGCTATGAGGGTCGTATTTCCATCAGTTGCAGCAAAATCAGCGGTTGTGCTGGCATCCTGATAGATGACCCGTCTACGAGTGTAGTCACCCATCATAAGTTAGTCCTTTATTTCAGTAGCAGATTCATGACCAGCTGGTTCTTGAAGCTTTTTCTCTATATACTGAATAGCTCCAACAGTGGCATTAACATTAGCAATGAGCTGTTCTCGAACTTCTTTAAGGTTAGCAAGGTCGGCTTCAAGAGATTCACGATCTATGGGCATGCGGCCCCTTGATGGTAGGAGAGCCCCGGCAATGGAGCTCCCCATAATTAACAATTACGTTCTACCAGCGTAGAGTTCTGAGCCTGTCGCGGCTGCAGCTTCACCTGCATTAGCAGCCATTCTAACTGTCGCTGGAATCTTAGCGGCTGTTCCTGAGCCACCAAAGGTAACTTCTGTCTGGCCAGTAGGACCAACCAGGCATGCAAACACGTTATTACTGAGGATGCCGTTCGTGCAGTTGGTAAGATCTAGATATCTCTGTGTAACTGTTCCTGTAGCATAGGCTGGAACATCAACGGTACCAAAGACATTACGGTCGATGACTAGGCCATTAACGCCAGATCCACCTGAGAGCAGAATATCACAATCTACTGTGGTATTAGCACTGGAATAGAACCGATTACCAATGATCTTGACATCCTTGGGCCTATCAATGCCAGTTCCTGGTAGAAGTACACCAATACGGCAATCGAAGAAGTTATTGCCAACAATCATTGGATACCAAGATGCACCATTCGTGCTCCAGAAGATAGCTGCTGCATCCTGAGCTGATGCTGAACCTTTACAGTTCTTGAAGTGATTGCCTGCAACAACTAGGCCACCAGCATCCTGGGTACTTCCATTAGATGTGATCTTGATACCACCGCCTGTCGAGCCTGCACCATTGATTGTCAGACCTGCAATTAGACAACCAAACGCCTGGACTTCGATCATAGCGGTAGCACCAGCTCCAATCTTGATCTGTGGCTGTCCACCCTGCGTTAGTCCGCGAGCAATCCCGACCAATGATAGTCCATCCAAACCTGCTGGAATAATAAGCGTTTCAGCATAGCTATCAGGATCGGTATCACCAGAGGCTGACTCAGCTTCTAGGGGAGCAATAAGAATAGTGTCTCCCTGGCTGGAAGCTGCAATAGCTGCAGCAATGGTCTGATAGGCAGTAGAGACAGCCGGATTGACATAGCGAACAACGCCGCTCTGCCCAAATCCTGCAGCACTCAGCGGAACTGGTCCACTACCAAGATTAACCCAAACTGCGCCATCAACGACCCCGATGCCACCAGCATTAGGGCGGCTAGGGGAGTCTGCTGAGAAAGCACCAATACTACCAAACTTGTGAATGTAATGTGTTGCCATTTGAGGGGATTCCTTTCAATAAGAAGTCAGAGCCCCTGCCCTGCTTCAGAGGTTATGAAACGGTCGTGAGATATTGGCCAACGAGATACCATTTCCCACTATATGCACGCAGTGTTACATTGGCTGCTACAACATTAGTGAAAGTAAGAGTATCATACGAACCACCAGAACCACCCAGCCCATTAGTGATAGTAATAGTGTTTGCTTGAGTAGTTCCATTAACTACCCAAATTACTCTACCATCGTCTGATGGAGCTGGATCAGCTAAGGTAGCTGAATTAACTGCACTATCTCTGTTAAGAACAAAGATATCACCAACAGCAATATCAATGGCGTCTGCTGATCCTGTTAGAACAGCAACTGGCTGTTGTCTAGGAGCCCGCCTCCGAACGTAGGTATTTGGATTAAGTGACATGTTGAATGATCCTGAAGGAGGAGAGGATTAGCTCCCCTCCCCCAAGCATTATGTTACCGATTATGCACCAACGATCAAAAATCCATAGAAGTTATGGGTAGCTGTGCTGGGTGTGGTAGCGTTCGAGCCATCGTAGCCGGTATAGCTACCAGCAGTGATTCCAGTTCCAAAAGGATGACCATCGGGATAGATTACTACAAATTCCTCACCAGCTGTGGATGATTCCAGAATAACATCAGAATCAGCCTGGACCTGAGTTGCATGATCACTTACCTTCAGGTAAGCATTTGTAGCAACAGTACCCTTCTTGGCTATAATTGCCCATAGCGTGCAAGCCTCACCAACAATAGTAGCGTTTGCTCCGTTAGTAAGAACCTTCAGCTCAAGATCCGGGTTCCGCTTATTTGCTGCAAGGTGCAGGAATAGAGCCTTGACAGCATAAAAGACTGCCGAACTACGAGTGTTAGAGCCTCCCAATGAACCAGAAGCATTATAAAGCTTCTGTCTTACTAGATTTGCTGACTGTGTTGCTAATGCAGACATGATAGATTACCTGGTTCCCCATACGCTGAGGAAAGCGCCCCTTCATATCACGTTAGAGGAGGTTAACGCTAAGGATTATTTAACCCTCAGAAGTAGCCCTGGTCCATTATTAGACTGGGCTGTTTTGGGAATATACATATGAGATCGTACTCCGATCTTTTTATTATATAGTCCCCAACCGTCTTTAGCTAGAGAATGAAGACGCTCATCGGTAGTAGCACGCCTATCAAGTTCATCCTTGGCTTCTTGCTCCTCGATTTGTTGATTAACCAGTTCAGCCCCGCCCAGCCGCCACGGAGCACGATTCCTCAACTCTTCAAATAGATATGGATTGCTCCAATTAGCAGTAGCTAGGATGGTAGTAACTGGAATAAGTCCATAGCTAGCTAACAGCTTGGTGTCACTCTCCTTAAACAATACATCATTCACAATATGTGCAGGGAGATTGAGCTTACGCCGCTGGGCTAGCCTATAGACACACTGCTGTCTTGATGGAACTACTACCAGTGAGGAATCAAAATCCCACAGCTTACGTAGCCACCATGCAGGTGGACCAGCAAGCTTGAACGGATTTGTGTCTACGATATAGTTAAGCACATTATGCCTTAACAAAACCCTGATCTACAGCTGGAAGAGCTGCATGCCGCTCATTCGGGAGCAGCCCACCATTTGTTATCAGCTCTACTGGCTTGGCATTAGTTAGCTTACTACGATCAAACCGCTCAACAGCATCTGTCTGCTCAGCAGGTGAGCAGTCATCATTAAACTCTTCAATTCCACAGAGATATTGCTTCTCTAATGAGTAGGGATCCTCAGACCCCATAATTGGGTTCTGCTCCTTAAACTTTAGTGCCATTGTCTCAGGAAATGCATTCTTGCCTGGAGCAAGCGTATAGCGCCTGCCATCCCATGTGCCCATCAAAGGTTTTGACGTACGATTAAACAGTGTCACGTACTGCATAAATACTAATCTCCTTCATGAACGAAAGGAGGAGGGCCAGAAGCCCAAGCATGATCTTTTTGATCCGGCAAAAGCCAAGCCCTCCACCATACGATTAGAGCGATTATGATCCAGCCGAACGAACCACAGTAAGAGCCTGACCAGTCACGCCGTCAAGTCTGGCACAGAATGCTGGGTACTCAAGGAAGTACTGCTTCCGCATTCTATACCAAGCCTCGAAAGCGTCACGACCGGCAGTGCCAGTTCCGACACGCCACAGGACCGATCCATCCTCATCAACCCACTTACCAGGTTCAGAGACATACTCCCTGAAGCCAGCATTGTTAAGGTCGAGGAACATGAGAACGTCTAGCGGGAAGTCTCGGAGGGCTCGAACAGGAACGTCACCGAATGGTACGTCCCCCTGCTTGAACGCTACGGTTCCTGGATCCGGACGAAGCAACGAAGCTCCCATATACCGACGATCAGCATCAGTAAGCTGGATAATCAATCGACGAGTGCTGTGATGGCAGATTATATTACTAATCTTACCATTCAACTTCTGGTCTACGATATCCGATACCCGCTGAATGAGATCGGTAGAGAGGGCTCCAGTGCTGGCAGTTACATACGAGCTATAGGCTGGAACAGCTGTACGATCCAAACCATAATAGCTTGCACGATAGGTACCATCATCAACAAGCGCCATCAGACCCCACCAAGCATGCTCATAGGAAGTCGAGAGCACGTCAGTAACACCTGAATTAGCAGCCTGAACGATGTAATCATTGGCAGTCCAACCAGTGAAGGTTGAAGAATCTGCAGTGAAGGTACCTCCACCATTGGCTACCGAGATAACCTTCCGAATGGATGCACGCAGTGCCCCAGTTAGAGGATCTACTGCTGCAACAAACATAGTCGGAGAGATGAATCGGTTTCCAAAGTTGGTATTGGTAATCCCGCCTGGGTTGGCTACTGTAACAACAGCACCTGAAGCAGATGAGTAGGTAGCAAGAACTCCGCGACCATCCGAGTTGAGTGCATACTCGTCCCGGCGTGCCATATCATCAATAAGGTACTGCATCTCACTCTTACGAGCAGAGATGAATGCGCCCTCGTTTGATGTAGAGTCCTGCATAACCTCCCAGGTCAGTCGAAGACGAGACATCAGCTTGCGCTGATCTACGAACATCCGCGAATAGCCCTGGTTTCCAGCATCCGCGAATTCTGAGTCTTCTCCAACGAACATAGGAGATACGTTACGGCTAGTATGTGCAAGACGCACAATCTCCCGACCCCTAAAAGGAACACGCTCAGTCTTGATCATGTCCCGTAGAGGATTTTTGTTATTGACCCCTTCTGCTACACCTTCCTCAAAAACTTCCTTGAAGATGGCATCAAGAGCCTGTTTATCAGCACCGGCCATAGTTATTTATCACCTTAGTCTAGCTAATTAGAGCTAGGATTTTGCTATTGCATTATAGGCTGCCCAGGCTTGTGCTGTCCGTTCATCAAGATCAGCAGGTTTTGGTGCCCCAGGAACTCTGGGTGCTCCAGATGGAGCATCCTGAGGAGTAGCAGCAACTGTAGTTGCTCTACCCTGAATACCCGTAGCTGCTGTCCTACGAACTGGATCAACAAAGCTGGACGTGAACAGTTTCCAGAAGTCCTCTACTAGTGTTGGATCATTAGCATAGCGTTCTGCCAATTCTGGCGAAGAAGTAACGAAGCCTGTGAATGAGGCATGAAGAGCCCGCTTACCTTCTTCAGTTAGGGGTGAACCTAGCGCTTGGTTGGCATGCTCAAATAGTCTATTCATCGACTGTCGTCCATACTCACGCCAATAGTGTTCAGTCTGCGATTCTAAATCACCAGCACGCTCTAGAACTCCGAAGACATCTTCAGCTCTTTCTTCAAGTTTGGCCAAGTTTGGATAGAGCTTAGCAAACTGATTACGAACTGCTGATACCTCTGGATCCTGTGGTGGCTGGACGCCTACGAGTGCATGAAGTTGGGACTGGACTTGTGATAGTTGAGATTTATATTCAGCTTCCCGGCGGGCAAACTCAGTGTTCGCTTCCCGAATAGCTGCTTCTCTACTTTCACGGATCCGATACGATGGAACCCATCCTTCAGGAGCACCTGATGTCGCTGGTGCCTGCGGAGCAGTCGGTGTCGCTGACTGCGGAGCGGTAGCCTGTGGTGTCGCTGTGGCTGGAGCAGCGGGTTGCCCCGATATCGCTGGAGCTGGCGTTGAATCAATCGACGGAGCGGTTACGTTAGTGTCTGTCATTTCATCTCACCTTTTGTCTCGCGGTCAGTTCCGCGTTGAGATACTTACTTCCTTCTACGATTAGTAAGCTGATTATGTAAAGCCTATCGAGGCTGTGAAGGACTTAGACAGGACCCATCTGTGGGCCTTCATTCGGTCTAGGAGAATTTCCCCTAGGAACTGTCTTAGGACTGCCAGATTCTTTATTACTATTACGCATCGCCTGCCCACCACCAGCAGCAGTACCAGGACCCCCAGGTCTAGCCTCAGGTATGGGTGGAGGCATGAGCATCATTTGTAATTGTTGTAGATGAGCTGTAACCAACTGCTCAAACATTGGATTACTAGCAACAAGCTCACGCATCCTATCGGTATTTAACCACTTAATACACTCGTTAAGATGAATCTGGAGGTTAAACCACGGCTTGATGATAAGGGGTGGTGGTCCAGCAGGCTGCTGAGCCCACCGTTCAAAGCTATCTTGGATCTGTAGGGCTGCCTGAACATGAATATCAAGAGCCGGGACCAGATCGGACAGACCAAAGTTGCTCAGTAGAGCATATTTTTGGTCTGGATCAGTGGGATCTAAGAGACCTAGCTGGTTTGCCTGCTCAATAGAGGCTCTTTTCCCTAGTGCAGTCTTGGGCATGTTACTTCCATCCTCAATTTGGATGGAAACCTGACCCTGAAGCTGGGCATTCTCAAAATGTCTAAAGGTATAACCTCTATTAGCTCCAATAACTACCCAAGTTCTGGCTTGTGGACCAAATTGGCGTTCCATTTCTACAGCTATGGAGGCCCAGTTACGGTACATCTCCCCTCTAGCCTGGAAAACGGAGGTAAATCGGCTCTGTGAACGCTCAACCAGGAGCTGCAGGGCCGAGAAAGCCTCAACACCAGCTGGTTTCTGGCCCTTGATGATGTCAAAAGTTCCAGCTAGCTCCTCCATATCCTTCAAGAGCTGGCTACGAAGTTCATATAGTGAGTTTGGAACCTCTTGGCCAGGAATTCGCTCTGGTTTGGCCTGCCCACCAGCTGCTAGTGGATTCCACCTAAGGAGAAATCCAGGTTCACCAGTAAACTGATCAATACCAGCTCCCTCTGGAATCACCCAAATTGGGTTTGCCATGCGCTGGACAATGAGCTGGATAAGCGAATCTAGTTGATTTAGCTGATCTTGCTTCTGGATTAGTGGTGAAACTGCAGATCGGCCGTACAGTCGGCCACCTAGATGTTCATATTGAGCATGGAGGAAGGGGAATAATGGATTACCCTCGATGTCTTTGTATGGAATAGGTCCTGGTAAGCCCTCCTCAGGCATAACCATAAGCTGAGGACTCTGATCTCCAGCCACTCGCATGACTAGACCCTCAGGAAATTCTGGTGTAGGGCGCAGCCAAAGCTCATACTCAGTAATGCCCTCTACTGTATGGGCACCAGCAGCACCTAGATACGCAAACTGTGAGCCTGTACCAACATCATTAGTTAGGGCTAAGGATTTGAAGATCTGCATCGACCGATCAGCTGGAGACTTTTCCCAAGTAAGCTTAGGCACTAGATCAGGCATATTAGCCTCGAACCAGTGCTTATCTCTCCATCTTAAACGAATAATATATGGTAGATCATCAAATCTAGTGACATTGGGGGGGAAAGCATATTCAAAGGGGCTTAAGGCAGTAGTCTTTCCTCGGCCGAATGATATCCAGTCCCCAATCTTTTGACCATTCGGATTGGTAGCAGGCTGTAAGAACTGACTGCCACACTGGGGACATTTATTACCTGCAGCCATTACAGCTTTAGGTTGAAAAACTCCCTGACAAGCTGTACACTGCTCTGACTGAATGAAGGTTCTGTTGAATCTACTATCTCGATCCCAACTTAACTGAAGGCAGGCATTACCACATGTAATAAGCCAAAAGTCAGCTTCTCGCATTACTTGATTCATGTTATGTTCTTCATGAATCAATGGACCAAGCTGGTCTACAATTTCAGCTGCCGCAATAGCCTGAGCATCACTACCTACTGGTCTGGCAGTGATGGATAGATTAATTGCACCTAGAGTAGTTCTAATAGCTTGAACTGTCTCAGCCATCTTATTCGTGACTGGCCGAGGAATCCACTTCTGTAATCTTTTATCAATCCACTCACGTCTGGTAGGATGGAAGAAGATCCATTGTCTATTAGCTACATAGAATAGATCTCTAAGCCACTCACGTTCCCAGATCCAGCGGTATTCGGTAGACTCCCTCTTTAGTGCCCCAAACATTGTCAGTAACCGTTGAGCATCATATTCAGATGTCTTGGTTACTGTAGGAGAGGCAGAAGGAATACTACCGGCTGCTACTAGACTGTGGGTTTCAGTCTGGGAACCAAATACTGTATTAGTAGATTCTGCGGTTAATTCAGGCAATGTAGTTTAGATCTACTATTTATCTGTGTAAGCTGGGAAGCCCATTTTCCGAGCCATGTCTTCACCCATATCATCAAAACTAAAATCTTTAGGATTAAAGCTTGGGTCTGCGAGGGGCTGACGAACCAGCTCAGGAGCTGGGATTTTAATGTTATAGGCTTTCTCTAATAGGCTGGTACGCTCTAGTTCTAGCTGATTTACCTTAATCCGCAGCCAGTCAGAAAGGATCTGTGATTTATCAAGCTCGCTTTTGAAGAGATCTCGTTCAGCTCTAACGGATGCAAGCTCCTTACGGAGATCATCAAAGCTTTCTTTGGAGATCTGGAACCACGATAGAGCTGCATTAGCTACCCACATTTGATGATCCTCCAACAAGTAAGGTATTTATGACCAAAAGTCCCCAATGATGCTTTCCGGCTCTTCGGACTGGGGTTTATCGATTTTGCGCATACGTTCGATAGCAGCTCTAGCTTCCCAGGGTAAGTGTGAAATATCTCTGGGTTTATCTTTGGGTTCTACATGCTTTGGTAGTACTGGCCAGGTCATTAGAGCATATCTTAGGCAATCTGGAAGCTCGTCATCTTTTTTAAAGACCCGCTCACTACGTTTTTCTTCCTTACGAGTCTCATTATCGGCCCAGCGATATGCCTTTAATTGTCGAATGGTGAGGGGACATGCTTGCTCTACAAGCCAAAGCTGCTTAGCAAGGAGCCAGCTCTTTACACGTTCCGTACCAGCTATAATATCATTTTCTGCTTTTTGGCAGAAGATTCCGTGTTGGGCAAGCTCTATAGTCTGTTGGCGCTCGTTCTTATTGATAGCCCACTTGACTGGACTATAGCCGGCCATCATTTTCAGGGAGCTGGCATGTTGGATAAATGGGCGGTTACGCTCTAGATATTCACCAACTGCAATCAAGCCAGCTTCAGTGGAAACTAGTTTGATCGCTCCGAAGGGATGATCTGCTCCAGTATCGATACCGATAAGCGCTGGCCTGCTAGGATCAACCGCAGGCCATTCTGGTAGGAGCTTTTTGATCTCTTCACTAGTTCGGAGGATCTGGGGATCAACAAGGCCACCGTAAACTGCACCTGTGAAGATAACGAAGTCTGCTTCATATTCTTGCCGATACATTGCATCTGACATCTGGGCTCGTTCACGAGCTAGGAACTCAGCAGAGATGCGAGGATTGGCACTTTCAGCGGTTTTAGCATGGCATCCCCAATAGCCTGGTAAGCCATCTTCAGCAGGTTTGTATAGTTCGTCGTAGACCCAATCGTAACCACGAGGGGAAGTTGTAAAGAAGGCTACTGTATCACCAGCTAGAGAGGGACGAATAACTTCCCAATGCGCCCTGCTTAGCTCACAAACTTCATCGATCCATAACCAATCTAAGCCCTGACCTCTACCTTGGTCTGGATGCTCTAGAGTTTGGAAGTGGATCAGTGAGCCATTCTTTAGCTTTAGATCTAGATATTCTGTGCTCCAATCAGCAACCCAATCTTCTGGAATGAGCTGTTGGAAAGCTGGGATAACATACCGATGAAGTTTCTGATTAGAAGGAGCGCAGGCCCAACCTAGCGAATTTGGGATTGTAGCCTCAAAAGCCCCTGCAATAGATCCACCACGGGTTTTGCCAAATCGTCTACCAGCAATAATAGTAAGACGATCCCACTTCCGAAATCCCCTTGAACTACATTTGGGGCAGAGGAACTTAGTCTCTACTACAGTAAACTCAGTTTTACATTTCCTGCAGACACGATCTTTGATTGCCTGCCAGAAGGCTTTTTGCTCAGGCTGATAACGAAGAGGTTCTGCTGGAAGGGATACCCATTTGGCCATTTACTTTTGGCCACTGAGATTTTTCAAAGCAATGACAGCCCTCGAAACCTTACTAACTAGTGATCCTTTAGGAGTTTCGGATTCTGGATCAGCCTCCTCCTTACCTGGAGGACCTATATTTGCGTAGGGTTGTCTTATTCTAGGGCTGTCGGCCATGATTTACTTAAATGATAGGGGCTTATCAGAAACTGCTGCTAAAAAGATATTAGCTGCAGCACCTACATAGACCGCTACATTAGTTGGTAGATAGCCTAGATAATGTCCACCAACAAGGACCACATTAGTCCAGAACCGCTTTGACTTCCAGAAAGCTTTCCCACCTGAGGCAGCTGCTTTTGCCACCGTAGCGGAGTCATCGATTACCTGGTTTGGATCTACTGGCATTTTATCTCCTTAGTCTTTGGCTTTCTTTAGGCCATTTACAGCTTTTTCAGCTGGAGTCATACCCTTCTTTGAGTGGGCAGTAGCATAGAAGACTTGCTCACCCTTCTTTTCGCCATAACGCTCCTTCATAGAGCGCATGACTTTTTCACCCGAGCCCTTGAAATATTTACGGATCGGCATGACTAGGAAGTAGTAGTAGTATTAATTATCCAAGTTGGCGTCAATGGAATAGTTGGATAAGTAGGATAAGCAGGATAATAAGGAACTGTATGATACCAGCCACGCCCACAGTAAGGGCAATAACCACAATTAGGGCAACAGGTTTGCTTTGGTTCGGGAGCCGGAACTGTAGTTGTTGGTATGGTAACGGTCTGATTAGGTAGCGTATTGGTTTTGGTGGTCATATCTACTCTTTAAGTTCCTTGGGCTTCCCTACAATCTTGCCTTCAATAACCTTTGGAGCATCCTCTCCATCTGGCATCTCGATCTTCAGGGCCAGATAAGTAGTACTACCATTATCGCCAGTACCCTTATAAGCTTGGTAATCCTTAAATGCCGTGCCCTTCATGGTTTCTAGGGTGGCCACCTTATCACGCTTCTCTAACCAATAATTTAGGTTATCGACGGCCTTAGGGATAATCTCGTATTCAATGCGAGTCATGGGATCACTAAACTGTAGCCAGCCTTCAGCTTTGGCTTGCCTAATGATAGCCTGCAGGGTAGTTCGTCCAATCCCTAATTTTTCTGCAATCTCTACATTCGTAATCGTAGGATTCTTAAGCCGCATCGCTACCCACTGAGCAATATAGTAGCGAGCATTATCCTTACGTTTGAATAGGGGTAGCTCAGCATGGATTACTGGAGCATGAGGATCTACGAATATTGTTTTCGTAGGCGTGGAACTCTCATCTGCCCTACTTGGTCCAACTGGTCCAATGAGGGCTTTCGAGGCCCTGGGGCGTGGGCTACAGACGAAACACCTACACCCAAGCTTGTGTTTTCCAGGTCCAACTTGGCGGAGAGGCGGGCTATCTGTTTCTGACAAAAGAGATCAAACCCTTCTGCTTCACTACTTGGTTGGCTGAGGCTGAGGCTTCTTTGGATTGGGGACTTTGCCATCTGGTCTAAGCTCAGGGCGGTCTTTCTGTGGAAAACTAGGGGACATCATTAAACCTCATCTTCTTGGACTGTATCATAAGCTTCATGGAGCCAGCCATTTGCATCTGGGAGCCCCTTCCGCTCTGGTACCGGGTGATTTAGCTCATTAGCACCTACATTATTGTAGTGCTCATCCCAGGAGGCAGTATTTGGAGAACTAGCCTCTGGACTAATGCTAAGGGCAGGACTGCCTTCTCGCTGTGGGAGCGCCATATTATTCCTTTAGTATCAAGTAATTAGGAGGAGCCAGGTGCCGCTGCTTTTGGCTATTGTACCTGGCATTTGTTAATCTCAATATAGCTTGGTGGGGAGGGAGTAAGCTATAGAGAACAAAGCGGTTTTGTGGGTCTTGGATAAGTTAATTCATCATTAAATGGTATGTTCAGAGTATAGCACAAGTACAGCTAAGTTGTCAAGTGGTCATTATTTAATAGCTGTTTTACAGCATTTTTAGGCTTATGGGGGCTATATTACATGATTTTGGCATATAGGTAGGTTTGACACAGCTAGCTTATGGCTATATACTATCACCATGCTTATATTTCTAGCCCTCATAGCCGCTGTCTACTACCTATCGTCTGGTCAAGATTGGCAAGGCAAATAGGGGGTGGGGAAAATTTCTACTGACATATTCATGATCCTATATAGAAGGGGTATTTGTCAGTAAACTATAAGTTAGCACTCTTGTTAGCTATCTATCTATCTAGATTTTAGCACCCTTTACCTTACACTCCGCCTTTGGCTTCCCAGAAAAACCAGGTTAAGCTAACAACCTTGTAATCAATGGGTTATAAGCTTAGCTTATTCAATAAGTGCCTAAAAGTGCCTGATTTTAGGTATATTTCAGCCTATTGATACCTGCCTGCCTATCCACTATTTCTCTCTAACCTACTGCAAACAAAGACTTTAGCTAGTTTGACCCTTTTTAAATTTTCTGGTGAAGACACCCCCACCCCCCTGGGGTGTGCAACTGTGTGCAGGAGGGGGACCCCGGGGTACTCTATATGACAACATGGTACATCAGCTAAGTCCTTATGGCTCAGTAGGTTAGTACATCCGCAAAGTAGGGATCTCCTATCTTGTTAGCAGTCAATAGGTTAGCATATGACAGACCAAATAGGTCGGACATAGTGCCATAATCGGACATGCCTGCTAAGTCTAAGCCGGTCTATCAGTTAGCTGTTTCATAATCGAACAGACTGGACACGCCAGGATATGACAAAGCGTTCATAAAGTGCCATACTTTACGTCTAAGTCTGCTAGAGTTCCCTGGCAAGCGACTTGCTTCCAAGCATCCACGGCCAGTTCATACGGTCTGGCCGAGAACAAAAACCGTAAGGGGCTGCAGGCCGGCGCCACTTAGCATAATGGGCCGTCGGGAACCATAGACTAGATAGGACTTAGGTCGCTATCAGTTACTAGGGGACAATGGATCGTTAGGTTCATTAGGTAGGCAGAACTGGAGCCTACAATGGACTTGTCACCTGAACACAAGCTTGACGCCGCAACCAAGGGACTACGCAAAGGGATCTACTTAACAACGTACGGCAATGCTGCATATGTGGGCGGACCAAAGGCCAAAACCGCCTACGACCTCGACATGGGCGAACGGATTCCAATCACGGAAGTTACTGCAGATTTTATCCGAAAGGCCGAACCGTCAGATTCGCCAAGCTGGAAAAGGCTGAACTAGGCCAATGCTCAGCCTACTTAGACTCGCATGGCACAATGTCAAGGCTCGCTGGCAGGAATGGCGGAAAAAGGCAGATTGCCTCTACATCGACAACTTCAACCGCTTTGATCGTCTCTAAATCCTTTTTCAAGCTGCCTACCTAGTCAACCTAACGATCTAAAATGGTCGGCTTGATCACGCCACGACGCCGTGGTAGGCTGAGCGCACGTTCCCTGCTGGCAATCCTGCCAGGCACGGGTTTCGCACCCCCAGGGGTGCCACAAAGGGTAAGACAATGGCTGGAGACATCGCGCGACAGATGGCAGCAACCCCGACCAAACCGGGCAGTAAGGCAGAGGGAGTTAAGGGCAATCCCATTGCCAAACTGCTAGGGGAGCCAACGTTCAGGTTGGTAGCCAATCCCAAGTGGTACGAGGACAAATACGACAAGGCCAAAAGCAACATGCGATTGGCTCATGTCGATTTCGTTCTCGGCAGCTTAGTCACGATTTCCGCGTCCATCTACATGGAACGGACAATCGAGCAGCGGGCAGACGGCAGATACGCTCAGAAGTATGAGCGCTTCAGTTTGCCCAAAGGCATCACGGTCGGTAAGGATGACGCCGAAGGCCAGATCCATCTGGAAGCGTTCAAAAACGAAGTTCTGGACGGTTTCGACGCTTGGATCAAGACCGTAGAGCAGTCGTCTGGCGGCAAGGTAGGCCGATCATCCGGACGGTCAGCAG